TTGGGGCGGGGCAGCTAGTCCAGGCGGTGGTGCCGATTCAAGCGCAAGCGCACCAGGTGGAGGTTTAGGTTCTGACGCCTTTGGGGAAATGCCTAATCAAGCGTCTAGAGATGCATCTGGAATGACGGCTGAGGAGTTCAGGGGTGCTATCGCTAGGGCTATGGGGGTAACAGCTGTTACAGAATCAGCCGCATTAGGCGCAGAAGCTGTAGAGGCTGAGCGAGCAGCAATCGCAAATGCACGGGCTAGAGGCAAGGCTGTTAGGGATATGCAAGCAGCACGACTAGAGGCGCAAGCGCAGCAAGAGCGTGAAGCTATGATGGCTGACATTACTGCCATGCAAAATACTTCCAGCTTTGCAACTCCGACTAAAGCTGTAGAAAATCTTAACCCAAACACTGATATTCCAGGCCCAGCAGTTAATACTCCTCAAGCAGCCTTAGACGCCGCAGTTGCTGCGGCAAACACTAACGCAGTAAGCGGGTTCGATAATCCTAATGAGTGGGGAGGCGCTGTACAATTTGGGTTTGAGGTTCCAGAAACTCAGTTTGATGATAATGTCGGTTTAGCATCTGCTGTTTCAAAAGGCCGCCTCCATTCGAGTTATGACCCAATGGCTCCAGTTCCCCAAGAAGGGCTTAGAGCATTTGCACCACAAATTGATTCATCACTAGTTGATATGTTGGGCACCCAACCAACTAGAGCTACAACCGGAGAAGAAGGTGCTAAAAATTTATTAGACGATCTAAAAGCTGGGATAGAAGATGGGTCCATTACACCTAATATGGCGAATGCAATTCGGGCTACCGAAGATTTTAGGAGGGCTTATGCTGTAGTTAACGGACAATCAACCCTTAGCAAGGCCCTTGGATATTTGCACCCAGGGTTTGGGTTTGCAGCTAAGCAGGATTTACCTAACTATAGCTATGATATTAATAAGACAATATCAGATATAGAAAATTCAACAAATAGACCTGACTCCAATACAACAAAATGGAACGATTATCAAATTAGGATGTTGAACGAGCAAGAGCCGTGGTCTAAAGGATTAAATGAAAGGCAGATAAATTTTTATCTTAATAACCCAGAGGAGTTAGAATGGGTTCGAAATCTGTGGAAGCAGATGAATACGTACCAATAATGGTGTAACAATGGTGTAACAATAGGAGACAAAAAATGGTAACAAATCAATTAAGAGCTATGGATAGGATGTTTGAACGCATGATGGGGTTCACGGGGCACCGTAATCCTCTTGCAATGGTAGAATCTACGATGGACAGGATGGAGTCGATGCTTAGCTCGATTCCAACTAATAGTGAACAATTCACGGTATGGAAGCTCACGCCCACTACATATAGGTCAGAGGTTCAAGATGATGGTTCCATCCTGTTCAAGGTTGTGGAAAAGGAAGAGTTTTCAAAAGAACTGCAAGGCCCAGATGTAAATGCCGATAAAAAGGTGTAAACTTAAGGGCGGTAAAAAAGGGTTCAAGTGGGGTGACAAAGGAAAGTGTTACCCCACTCGTTCTCAAGCGGAAAAACAAGCGGCTGCTGCATATGCGTCCGGATATAAGAAAAAGTGAGCCTTCCAGAAATATCTAAAGATGCGTTCATTGATACTAAAAATTCAGAAGCTGCTGTCTCATTTGCAACTTGGGCGCAATCTGCTGAGTATAATCAAGTTGTTGCTGCATATTCTCAGTGTCATAGGGATCCTAATATTGATGATTCCTTTATTCGTGCTCTTGGGCAGCTTGACAGGTATTATCTTGGCGTGTTTCTTTGTAATCGTCATGATATGCTGCATCCGTGGATATACGAAAGATGTCGTGATGTCGAGGGTGATAAAGATAGAAGGTTAGATCTTTGGGCTAGATTTCACTACAAAAGCTCTATAATAACGTTTCTTGGGTGCATTCAGGAAGTGTTATGTAATCCTGACATAACTATAGGGATACTATCTTATTCTGCTAAACAGGCGAAGCCTTTTCTTAGGCAGATTATGCAAGAGCTTGAAACAAATGAAAAGCTTAAGAGCTTGTATCCTGACATATTATATGAGAAGCCTAAGCAGCAGGCTCCTAAATGGGCGGAAAACGAAGGACTCTGTGTAAAAAGAAGCTCAAATCCCAAGGAGCAAACTGTTGAGGCGCATGGATTGGTTGATGGTCAGCCTACCGGCAGACACTTTGGGTTAATAATCTATGATGATGTTGTGGTGCAAGAGAGTGTATCAACCCCAGAGCAAATAGCAAAAACTACAACCCAGTGGGAATTATCTTTAAACCTTGGATCTACGCATAACCCAAGGTATCAGTACGCTGGAACAAGATACTCATATGGAGATACATACGGTACAATCCTGCAAAGGGCGGCCGTAAAGCCCAGAATACATACAGCTACCCACAACGGGCAGATGGACGGCATACCAATCTTTCTCACAGAGGAGAGATGGGAAGAGATAAAGAAGACAACGTCTACTTATACAGTAGCATGCCAGCAATTGTTAAATCCAATTGCCGGGAGTGATGTAGCATTTAAGGGTGAGTGGTGGCGAGAGTGGGAGGTTAGGCCATATACCATGAACGTGTATATCCTAGTTGACCCAGCCAGCTCTAAAAAGAAAGAGTCTAACAGGACGGCCATGTGCGTTGTGGGTGTAGACGCAAACTACAACAAATATCTTCTCGACGGGGTATGCCATAGACTAAGTTTATCAGAGAGATGGGATCACCTTAAAAAACTAAGGGCTAAATGGAAGAGGGCTCCGGGCGTAAGAGAGGTTCGAGTAGGTTACGAAAGGTATGGCGCTCAAAGCGATATAGAGCATTTCAAAGAGATGATGCGTATAGAGGGTAGTAGCTTCCCAGTGTACGAGTTAAACTGGGTTGGGGGAGGAGGATCCCAGTCGAAAAAGGATAGGATACAAAGACTAGAGCCCGACCTGAAAGATGGGTCATTCTTTTGGCCATATCCAACAGATCAGAAGATGTTAACATCCTTACAGATGGACGTTAAGGAAAGAAAGCAAGAGTTCTTGATGTCTAGAAAAGTTTTATGTAAGGACGAGAACGGCAAGGCTTATGACTTAACGAAGTGGGTAAAAGATAACGAATACAATCTTTTTCCAACAATTCATCCTGATTTTTTAGATGCGCTGTCAAGAATCTATGACATAGATGCAACACCTCCTGTCGTTAGATCTTACAGAAAACTGGAACCAGAAGCAGAGGCAGCTTATTAATGGCTAGGACAAGAAAAATAGGAAGAAAATCTTATCAGCCAAGACGGGTTGCTTACAGAATGACTGACGGAAGAAGGTTTTACGAGAAGCAGCCTAGAGCGTTCCCGTACGGCGTTTTTCCTTACGTGCAAAACTATTACTGGACTGCCGGTTATACAGTGGATGATTAATTATGAAAAAACTATTGTCAGTATTAGCCTTTTTATGCTCTCCCGTAATAGCAGGGGGGCCACCAACTGATGTGATCCCACGCTTTGTGCAGATGCAGATATTCTGCGCACCAAGTATAGAAAGGATGTCAGACATACTAGGTGAAAAGTTTGGTGAGGTTCCAATAGTTATGGGCCAACTAAACGAAACCGATTCCTTTATCATCTTTGTAAACCAGCATAATACCTCATCAACCATCGTTATAGCGAAACAACACAAGGAAAGTTCTGAGGCTTGCATGGTCTGGTCAGGTAAGGCAGAGGCAGGCTTAGCCTTCAGTCTAAATGCTAACCCAGAGTTCCCAGAACCAAAGGTTGGAACCTGATGGAGCCGTCTGCCATGGTGGATGCCCTAACCGGCATTGTCCTTCTCCTTGGTGGATGGTTAGTTAAAAGAATATTTGCACAGATAGACAGGTTACACGCTAGGGTAACAGACCTCGCTACAGTAAATGTTAGTCGTGCTGAACTCGACACTCATATAGATAGAATCCTCGACAGGATAGACACGTTAGAGCAGCGTCTATTAAGTAGATGAGCGATATTAATGTATCAGATAAAACTAGCGTTGGCCTTCCTCTTAGAAATCTAATTGGCCTAGCCTCCGCTGTTGCTGTAGGCACATGGGCTTGGTTCGGCCTTCAGGAAAG